ACCCCCCACCCGCGCCCGCAGGGCTCTGGGAGGACCCGCAGGGTCCATCTCTGGGGCTCTCTGCAGCCACAGAGGCCATGTCTGCCTGACAGCCGATATGGGCACCTCTTGCAAGAGCGGCCCTGAGAATGGCCCACAGAGCCTCTGAGAGGGTGACCCCACCTGGCATGCTCAAATCAAGATATTGGGTGCACCCCATACAAACCCCACCCATGCCATCACCCCCCACCCTCTGTGAAAAAAAGCTCACCCTGGCTCTTGGTTGACCTGTGGCCATCATGCAAGAGCCACCACTCAAACATGGCATCACTGTCTGCCCATCTCTCAAGGGTCATGCCTCTCTCTTGTCTGAAATCCCAAAGCCTCTTGAATGCCAGCCTGAAAGCATGCTCATACTTTGGATACCGTGCCCTCTCACGCTCTTTGTCTGCAGTGGGTTTCATGGGACAGAAAAGGCACCCAAGCCTCTTGAAACCCTCATCATATAGGCTGCAATAGGGCATGCCCTGTGCCTTGATGAATTGCCAGACCTCTGCCTCAGACCAATCAATGATGGGATGCACAAACACTCTGTGTGCACCTTTCTTGAGGCAAGGCTCTGTCATGCGTCTCATCTTGCGTCTTGGTGACTCCTGTGCCCTCACACCAGTCAAGATGACCCCATTGAGATGGTTTTCCTTGAGATGCCCACAGCACCACCTGATATGGCGCAATGGTGGGAAACGCTCTTTAATCAACAGCCGAAAGAAAGAGGCTTGAGGCATGTGCCACTGCACATCTGGGTGGTGCTCTCTGATGAAAGCAACCAGGTCAGGTGGGTCAATGGTTGTGCTGTTGTACCAGGCTGTGTACTTGACTCCTGCCAAGTCTGCAAGCCTCTTGACTGCAATGCTGTCTTTGCCACCACTGAAAGCAAGCACATACCCATCAGGTGGCTCAAGCATCTTGATACGCTCAACAGCCATGTCAACACAGTCTCTGCCATCAAGGGTCAACTGCCATGCATCCTGACCCACGCTCACACCTCTTTCTGTGGCAACTCAACCACCCTTTGCCCACCAAGGCTGGCCAATGATTGGAAGTCAGGCCAAGGCATGAAACCCACAGGCAGCACGCCATTGGTTGAGAGTCTGTTGAGGCCATTGCTGTCCATAGCCCAACCTGCCAAGGTTGTGACCAGCCTATCACCAAGACATGCAGTGAGGCTTGCCCTGTGGGCCTGCCAGGCAGGTACTCTGTCTGCATCAGGGTTGGCAGGCAGGCACGTGAGCCACACAGCTGATGGGCACAGAGTGAGCGTGCTGCTGTCATCAATAAAGAAAGGATACAACTGGCAGCCCTGTGGCCTTGTGTTGTACCTGGTGCATCTGGCACCAAACAAGTGTGAGCACTTGACCTTGCCTGTGGCAACACCCTTGCAGCATGGGGCCTCAACACAGCCCTCACATGTAGGCAATGGGAACATCAGCCATCTCATGTTGAGCCTCACCCTTGCCATGAGTCTGCCTTGCAGCCTCTGCACATCAGCTCTCATCCGGCCACTCCCCTTGGTATGCAACCTCAAACTCATGTGAGGCTGCAGCCCTGAAATCAGCCAGCCTCACCCATGCACCAAGCCTCTCATCCTGGTCATGCCTTGGCATGTATGTCTCAAGCTGTGCCACAAACTCTGCCCCAAAGCCATGGCCAAGGCCAGTCTTGTGCACTTGCCATGCAGGTGCACGGTACAGACTGCCAACACGCCAGCACGTACCACTCAGCCTGGCATCATGCACCAGGGTGAGCATGCCTCTGGCATTGACTGTGAAAGGGTGCAGCAAGCACACAGCTGGCACATTTGGCCAATCAGTACAGCCCTCAACACCAAGGCAGCCACAGACCTTGCTGGCAAGGTTTCTCATCTGTCTGTACTTACCCCTGCAGCACCATTTTTCATCACAGTGCTGGCAGATGGGCACCTCAAAGCACAGAGACTCAACGTCACAGAGCATGATGACTTGCTTGGTGCCATCCTTGACCCAACAGTCAATGATGCTCTGTCTCTTCCTCTTTCCACCATCAGGCACCAGAAACATCTGATTGCTCATCTTGTGCCCTCTCTTTCTCATGCAGCCATGCAGGCTTGCTCACCTCTTTATCACCACACCTGACATGCACCACCTGGCCACCCTGCATGGCCTTGATGATGATGCCCTCAAGCACCTCAGTCTTTGCTCTCTGCAAGGCAAGAGCATCAACAGCCTCTGCCCACTCATCATCTTTGGCGACAAACATGGCCCTCATCTCATCCAAAGCGTTGCCCTTTTCGTGCACCACCCTTGCAAACTCTTGGCCCTCTCTGTCTCTCTCAGCCCTCTCTTGCTCAAGTACCCCTCTCAGCTCACTACACTTGGCAGTGAGAGTGCCATTGCTATTTTCAAGCTCACTGACTCTTGCAACCAATCCATCAGAAACATTGACTGATTGGTCAAGTCTCTTTGCAAGCCTGCCTGCATGTGCATTGGCCTCACTCAGGGTTTGCTCAAGCCTCTCTGCCTTGTTTCGCCACTCATGTGAGAGCTTGGTTGCCTCATTCCTCTGTTGCTCAAGCTGTCTGCATCTTGAGGCTGCATCATTGGCATGGCCCTCTCTCTCATTCTCAAGGGTACCAATAAGCACCTGCAGCTTGTCTCTGTGGCTCTTGAATGCTGTGCACTGCCTCTCAGCCTGCACCACTCTGTCAACCAGCTGCACCTTGGTGAGCCTCTTGAGGGTTGCTCTCTTGCACTCTTTCTTGCCCTTGGCTGCCATGTTGTACCTGCCTCTCTGGTTGTGTGTTAGAAAGGGCACTCTGTTGGGTCTGCTGGCTCAAGGTTGGCAAAGGGTGTGACTGGTGCACCCTCTGCCATTTGCTCTGCCACCATGCTGGTTTCAAAGTCTACAAACAATCCGAATTGAAAAAAGCCACTGTCACGTGCCTTGATGGCCCTGCACTTGGTCTTGCAGCACAGTTGCTCACCATCAATGGCCACCAAGAGGCTGGCATCTTGTCTGAAAGCATCAGAGAAAGCCACTTTCTGTGACCTGCCAAGCTGAGTGGTTGAGAGCACCACACACTCAGACTCTGTGCTGATGGCCTTGAGGTCTCTTGATATTTGCTGGTAGTACTCCCAACCCTCAACCTTTCTGCCAGGTGCATATAGGTACACCCCATCAACTGCCACCACGTCTGGCCTGTAGTGATTGGCCATGCCATGCAGATGAGAGAGGGTATTTGCCTCAGACTTGCTCACAGGCAGAAGTGAGTACCCTGACAACTCAGCACATGCAGAGGTGAATTTCCTGAGGTCTGCATCAGTCAACTTGCCTGTCCTGTATCGTTTATAGTTGACCCCACCCACCCTGCATGCCAGCTTGCACAACAGCTCTTTTGTGCCAATCTCCCCTGAGGCCATCATCACGCTCTTGCCTTTCCTCAGGATGCTGGCCAGCATTGAGAGCCAAAGCCATGTCTTGCCTGCACCTGGTCTGCCAACCAGCAAAGCCAGCTCACCAGGCAAAAGGCCACCAATGGCACAGTCAATGCTTGGAAATCCGGTAAGGCAAGCCTCATCACGCTCTTGGCCATACTCATCCATGATGGCATGTAGTGTGCTCTTGAGCCTTTCCTCTGGCTTTTCCTTGATGGTGTCACCCTGCATGACTGCATGGTGCAGGCTCATGGCCACCTCATCAACATCAGAGTCAAGGTCACTCAATCTGGCCATACCATCACCAAGGGTGGCCATGAGCTGGCGTCTTTTCTTGCACTCAAGCAACCTGTCAAGGTTGTACTCAACACTATTGGGCATCACCTGGCAGTTGCCCACTGCCTGTATCAGGAATGATTGACCATTTGCATGGCCCAACCTCTGCAGCTCATATGCCACTGCAGAGGGGTCAATTTGCTCTTGCCTCTGCCACAGCCTTTCAACAGCACACCACACCTCACGTCTTTCTTTCCCAAAGAAACACTCATCACTGAGACTGCCCATCACAAGAGGCTTGTTGCACTCACCATTGCTGTACACCAGATTGGCAAGCACCTGCCTCTCACCCTGCAGAAAGTGGGGTGCCATGAGGGTGCCTTGCTCTGTGCCTTGGTCAACGTCTTGCTCTGCCATCTCTGTCAACCTTTCTGGCTGCCTTTTTGCCCTTGCTCACCAAGGCATCAAGCATTGCATCTGCCTGTCTTGGTGTAACTATCACAGAGGGTTTCTCTTTCTCTTGGTTCACTTCTATATGTTCATCCTTATAGAGATCAGCCATATGTGGCGTATCTGGACTGGCCACATGTGGCGTATCTGAAAGAGGCACCATCACCTTGCTCTGATATGCCATATGTGGCGTGTCTGGGTGCTCTTTGAGATCAGCCATATGTGGCGTATCTGAGGCTGCCTCATCCTGGCTGAGATCGGCCACATGTGGCATATCTGGTTGAGGTGTCTGGCCGGTTTTCTTCTGCCTTTTGCGTGATTTCCTGCCTTTGACTTTCGGAAAGGTATATACCTTGCCATGCTGCCCACGTTTGGCCTTGACGTGCCCATTTTCCTCAAGCACCTTGAGCCACCTTGTGAGTGTCCTGATTGGTATGTGCCATTGATCTGCCACAGTCTCTTGCTTTGGCCAGGCAGTGCCACTGGCCTGGTTTTGGTATGACCTCATGGCCACATATACCATGCACCCTGCCAGTGGCACCCCTGCCTGCAAGAGACCCTTGCAAGCCTCATGCAAGCTCTGACTGTCTGCCATCACTTGGCAGCCTTGGTGGCTGCCTCTGCAGCCTCTGTGGTCACCTCATCAAGCCTGAGTTGTGGGTCTTGGATACCAAAGGCCAGCTGGTATGCAAGCTCATCAAGCCTGGCTTGCATGGTTTTCTTTTTCTTCCTCAGGTCTGCCTGCCTCTCATCAAGCTTGGCCCTTTGCTTGAGCAAGTCAAGGTACTCTTCTGAGTCTTTGGCCATTTGCTGTGCCCTCATCTTGAGGGGTGGCTTGGCCGGTGGTTTCTCAGCACCAGGCAGGCTCTCTTGCTTGCCCTTGGCACCCGTCTTGGCTGCACTCTTGGTGCTCTTTTTGGTGGCTGCCTTTGCCATGTCTCAACCTTTCTCTGTGGGCCTCTTGGCCCTGCCCTTGGTACTTGCCTGACTAATCAATCAGGCTCTCTGATAAGCACTGAAAGTGGCGTCTCATATCCACTGCCATCACACCACAAGCAACAATCATCACCGTTGCAGTGTCTGCATGGCATGGGGTTGTGAGTATCGTGATGGCAAGAGGCACAGAGCACTTGCAAGTCATCATCAGCCTCATTGCCAAGCCTCTCATATGAGGTGTGATGCACGTGCAACTCACTCTCAGAGCCACAGGCTGCACATGTCCAGTTTGCCTCACACAAAGCCATCTCACGTCTCTCATGCCACTCTGGTGATTGCATGTACTCTTGGTATGACTCAGGCTGCAATGTGTAAATCCTCCATGAGTGAGGCAGGTGTCCTGTCAGAGCCTGCCACCCTGTGCATGCCATTGGGGGTGACCATCATATACAGGTCTCTCTCAGCCCAATACACAAAGGGTGCCACCTGCCCACGCTCATACCAGCCCTCAGGATGGCTTGAGGGTGAGGGCACCCAAGAGTGGCAGTTGACCACAGCAATGATGCTCTCATCAGAGGCCATACGCACATACAGTGCCCTGTGAGTGTGGCCAAAGACAAACTTGATGAGCTTGGCATTGGCCTTATGCATGGCACAGGCTGCCTCAACCTGTTTCTCATCACTCACCCCATCATGGCCCTTTGGCATGAGCACTCTGCCTGCCCTCAATAGGGTCTCATCAAAGAGAGGCCACCTTTTCTCAAGCTGCCTGCCTCTCTTGATGATGTGGTCACCCAACCAGGTGCTCAAGATGCCCTTGTCACGCCATGCCTTGTCAAGCCTGTGCCCATGCTCTGCCCATACAGTGCCATCACAGTACTTGCCACAGTCATGCCCATACCTCAAGAGGCTGCAGTCAATCAACCTCTTGTCATGGTTTCCGGCAAGCCAAGTGTGCCTGCATCCTGCCACATTGCCAATGCTGTGCAGCTCATCAATGATGTGAGCTTGATGCCTCAGGGCCTCTGCAAGGTATGGCACACAGTCAATGCCATCACCCACGTTGACTGTGTGCACCTCATACCTCTTGTTGACCATGAGGGCCAGCCAATCTGCAAAGACTGCAAACAGTTGCTCACCCGTCACACCAAGCACATCAGCCCTGAAAAAGTCAGGGTCACCCACGTGCAAATCACTGAGAAAGATGGTTGCCTTTCTCATCAGGTCACCTTGTCAATCTCAATGACAACCTTTTTGCCATCAAACTTGCTCAACCATTTGGCATGCCAGCCAGGCTCTGTGCCATCAAAGGTGGGCACAGCAAGGCCACAATCAGGGCAGTTTTCAAAGGTTGGCCCAATGGTCAACACCATCCTTGCATCTTGCTTGGTGCCACCTGGTGGCGGGTCAACAAAGCTCATTGATGCCACATACCCAAAGATTTGCTTTTTGTCATTCAATCCCATCTCAACCACCTCTCAAAGTGTGGCCCTGACCCTGGTGCAGGGGATGCAGACACCAGGGCCATGGGCCTTGGCTCACGCTTTGCGTGAGTCATTCCTCAACATCACAAGTCAAGTTGACCTTGCAGCCAGTGTTGGCAGCAATGGCCATGGCAAGCTGCACATTGAGCTTGGCCACCTCTTCTGCAGTGAGGCTGCCAAGCTGTATGGGTGTGCTGTGCTGCATCATGAAAGCCTCAATGTGCACCTGGCTCTCTTTGATGGCTTGCTCAACACTCTCAGCACGTCTGGCTGCATTTTGGTCATTGAGCCTGATTTCTGCCTGTAGTGTGGCAATGCCCTGGTGCATGAGGCATGTGGCAATCATGTTGCCCACACCCACAATGAGCAACAGCAAAAGAGTGCCCATGCCAATGGCATCAACCCACCACTCACGTACATACTCAACCAATGCTCTCATGGTACCCTGCCTTTCCTGCCAAATGGCAAAGTGTGTGTCTGTCATTTGACTATGACCGGATCCACAACCACTGGTGCTGGTGGATTGGCCACAGCACCAACCAGGTCAAGGCCCACTGCAGTGGCACCTATCACGCCACCCACCTTGAAAAGGGCCTCACCCATTTGCTGTATTGCTGTGGGGTCTCTTGGATACACAGACAGAGGCTCAAGCTGTGAGCTGAGTATGAGGGTGATTGACTCACCCTGTGCAGCTGCAAGAGTGACTGTTTGTATGCCCTCAAGGTGCATGGGTCTGTATGTCCTCTCTTGGGTATAGTACGCCATTGCAAGCTGTGAGGGGTCAAAGGTTTTCATGCTTGCACACCCCTGCACAAGCACAGCCATCAACAGCACCAACAAGATTGCCCTTGCTCTCATGCTCACCCTCTCTTTCCTGCCCATGATTGGGCTGTTTTGATTTGAGTGGCCCATCTCCCATGGTACTGGTGCCACTCATCATCATCCTGCCACATTGCATCTGGCCCATAGTGCCAGATACGTGGTACCAAGGTCTCTGCAGGCTCTGTCTGTGCAGCATATCTCTCTGCGCCATAGTGCATGTACCCTGCACAGTACCAACAGACAGCTGCAGCCTGGCCCTCAAAGCTCATGAGTGAGGGTGGCGTGCAGCTCACACCTTTGTGTATCAGTACATCAGTCCTGAGGCCATCCAATATGGCAAAACGTCTGGCATCAGCCAGGGCATCAATGGTGCACTGCACAATGCCCACCTCACCTGCAGCCACACCATGCAGATGCAAAAGGGTGCTGCAGCATCTGGTACGCAACTCTGCAGTTGCCTCAGTCAATCCGATTGCAAAGGCTTGCTCACGCCAGAAATCATTGAGCTTGAAATCACAGGCAGCTTGTGTGCATGCCTGCCACCATTGCTCAAGTGCCCTGTTTACATTGGCCTCTGCCATTGCTGGCAGTGCACGTCTGTACCCCTCAGGCATACCCTCAGTCATTGGCATCACCCTTTCTGAATAGGTCAATTTGCCTCTTGGCAACCCTTTTGAGTTTCTTGGGTTTGGGTTTCCTCAGTGGCTTGTATCCTTTGCTCATCCAAAGGGCCACCCTCTCACTCAAATCATCCTCACTCTTGACAGTGTGCAGGCCCTTGAGGGCAGTGCTGCCAAGCACACCCTCAATGATGGCCCTGGCCACACAGGCTGGTGTTGCACGCCACCCCATGCAGTCAGTGATGCTGTCAACCAATGAGGCAAGGTTGTGCCTGCCCTCTTGTGAGATGTTGGTTGTGACCTTGCCTGTTTCCTCAAGAGTCTGTTGCATTGGCTGCCCTGCCTTTCTTGAGTTGCTTGATGCCATCCTGTATGCATGAGGGTATTTTGATGCCAATGGTGAGGTGCTTGTGCACCCTGGTTTGTATGTAGTGACAGAGGGCAAAGGCATCTGCCTCATGCTCATCCTGTGGCCACACACCAAGCATGCCATGGCACCAGTTTTGCTGTTGCCTGAGGCTCATGCCAGAGACCTCAACCTCTCTTTTCCATGCAAGACCACCCTTGCCATATGCGGGTGGAATGATGACAGAGGTGGCACCATGCACAGTCAACCCCATCTGAAACCAGCCCACCCTTGTGGCATAGGCAAGGGCCTGTTTTTTGCCAAAGCCTGGCTTGAGGTATGCACCCTCAACACCAACCAGCATGCAGAGCATGCCTCTGAAACACACCCTGCCACCCATACCCTCTGCCACCCTGTGCATGCAGGCATCAATGATGCCCTGCACCTCACAAGGGCCTTGAGCAATCATGCCTGTGTTGTGGTGGCTCATTAGCACCCATTGGCTGCCATCAAGCATGGCATACCCACCAGGCACCAAGAGTGGTCTGCAAACCATGGCCCACTCTCTGCCAGGGTCAACAGCACCCACCCACAGGGCCTCAATCAAAGGGTGTTGGGCCATCTTGGTCACTGTACTCAAAGGTGGGGTCTTGGCTTGGCTCTGTTTCTGGCTCTTCCTCTTGCTCATCCTCATCCTTTGGCTGTGCCTTTGGCTTGGCTTTCTTGTTGGCTGTCTTGGTGGCTTTCTTGGTTGAGGCTTTCTTGCCACCCTTGCCCTTTGGTTTCTCAGGTGCCTCAGGCTCTGCCTCAGGCTCTTTCTTCTCAGGGGTGTCATCAGTGGGCTCTGCCTCAGGTTGGCCCTCAGGCTCTGCCTCAGAGGCTGTCTCTGCCTCTGCAGCCACCTCAAGGGCCTCATTGACCTCTGCATCAACCATGTCACTGATTTTGCCTCTTGTTTCATTGTCAAGAGTGCGTAGAAAGTCAAGGTCAAAGGTGACAGCCTCATCACCCACCTTGCCAAGGGCCACCTGCACCACACTGGTCAAGGCACTCATCACAGATGCCTTGTCAGGCAAGCCAGGATGGCTGCAGGCTTTCTGGTACACAGCCACACCCCATGACCTCACCTCATCTCTGAGGGCATCAGCCACTGCCTCAAAGGAAAGAGGCAGCCTGGCAGGCAGTTTGCCTGTCCTGTCACCGGCTGTGTGGTACTTGCTTGGCTTGGTGAATATGACTCTCTCCTCATGGCCCTTGCCCTCAGTCACTGTGTCTGCAAGCAAAATGAGGTCTGCCACAGCCTCAACCTGCCCTCTCAGCTTGCCACTCAATGAGGGCACTGTCTTGGTGTACTCTCCTGTGGTGTCCTCTTCTGTGACTGTGAAAGCGTGACAGATGAGCACCAGGCCATACCTTGAGCGTGCAATCTTGCTGATGAGGCCCTTGCACTCACGCCACAGTGCTGCATACCCCTTGCCATAGGGTATGTCAGAGATGTGCTCTGCCTTTCTCTCTGCCTTTTGGTTGTGCTGGCTGATGACATGGGTGGCTGCAAGGTCAACCAACTCCTCAACTGTGTCAATCACCACTGTCTGGTATGTGTCCTCTGCAGGCTTGGTTGCCTTGGCATGGGTGAGCAATTCATTGACACCAAGTACAACATCATCCCAAGACTCACAGCAATCACTGCCCTCACTGGTGATTGAGTACACTGACAACTGGCCAAGGCCAGCCTCTGTGGCCACAAAGATTGCACCTGGTGCTGTGCTGGCCCACGTTGACTTGCCAATCTTGGGTGGGCCATACAAGAGCACAATCATCTGGCTCAAGTCTGTTTTTGGTTTGGTCTTGGTTGCTGGTAGTCTGCCCATGGCTGCCCTGCCTTTCTGCTAGTGTTTCGGATTGATGCACAGGTGCTGCCCACCTGCAGGCATTGACTCATGCCATATCACCCTTGGCTTTCTCTGGCAAGCACAGCCAGTTGCCACCATCCTGACACTGCCTCACCCACTCACGCCACTTGATTTCACGGTCAATGGTGTCATGCACCTTGCTCAACTCATGTGACTGCCAAGCAGTCTCTGCCAGAGGCACATGCCTGGTTGACAGGATGGCCCTGGCCTTTCTCAGAGCTGTCAGGCTGGCTGGCTTTGGTTGGTCAATCCTTGGCACCCTCTGCCTCTCTTTCTCTCATGTCTCTCAGGGCAGAGCCAAGCATTGTGACTGCAACATCAAGCTCATCTGCATGCCTTGGATGAGTGCAACCAAGCTCATGCATTTCTGCAGCAACCCTGCCCACCAGTCTGGTGGCCTTGTCAAGGGTCTCAATGCACCATTCTTGCCTTGTGAGAGCTGCAACCCTCATCATACACACCTGCCTTTGACAAGCTTGCCATTTCTGGTGCGTCTGATGTGGTAGTCATCACGCTTGATCTCAATGAGGAAGTCAAGCCAGGCTGCATTGCCATACTGCACCACACCTTGCCTGTGCTTGACTCTGGCTGCCCTTGTCTTTCCCTTGGCCCTGGTATACCCCATGGTGTACCTGCCTTTCTGTGACCTGCATGGCTGCCTCTGGTTGAAAAGAAAAATGGTGGCCAGGGGTGCTTGCCACAGCACTGAGTGCAGAGGGTCAACCAGTACCCTTGCACACAATTGGTGCACAGCATGCAGCACAGCCATACTGCAAACAGTGCACACCCTGGCCACCAGGCAGGTCAATGTTGGTTGAGGCTGTTGACTCATCATATCAGTTGAGGCTCACCTTGTCACCATGCAGAGTGTGCGTGGTCAGGTGCTCTGGTTTCTCTTTCTCATCAAGAGTGGCAATGTGGGCACAGATGAGTGCACCAAGCTCATTGCCCATCTTGAAACAGGATGGCAGAAACTCATTTGCAGCCTTTGTGCCAAGCAAGTCAATGACTGCACTGGCCAAGAGCCACACCATCTTGTCAGGGCCACCAGCAATGACAGTGAGCATGCAGCCAGTGGTGTTGGCAACCTCACGCTCAAGCTCTTGATGCATGGCAACAATGGCTGCATCCTGTGCAGCTGCCATCATGCCTCTCATCACAATCATCTTGCCCATCTTGGCACCAAGAGTGACACAAAGCTCACTCACTTGCTGGCACACTCTCACAGTGAAACAGTGCACATCACCATTTTTCTGATAGTGTGGGCACTCAGTGGCATCAATGTGGTCATGCATTTTGCAATCTGCAGTCATATCTATCACCCTCCAATCCCAAGAGGTGGCATGCCTCTGCCCTCTCTCTGGTTGCGTCTTTCCTCTTCCCATCGTGCGTTGTCATCCCACCTCTTTTGCTCTGCCCACACCCGCCACCATTCCATGCCTGTCACAGGGTCAATGCCCTCAAAGTATGGTGTTGTGTCTGGTGGCCTTTCCTTGACCATGACCTCAAAGGCAGGGCATGTCTTGCATGCCTCATACAGGGTGGGGTTGAAACAGTCCTCATGGCCACAGGGCATCTTGCCTGTGTCAGGGTCTCTGGCCTGTCTCAACACATCAGCCTTGGTCTCATCCATGTCAACCATCCTATCACGCCACCTTTCTGGTTGTGACTGCCCTGCCTGACAGTCTCTTGATTTTGGCTGCAGTTTCTGGCAACCAAGAGTGCCTGTGAGGGTGAGCATGCCACCACTCAAGAAATGCCTGTGGTATGTCTGGCTCACCATGCTCTCTGTCATGTGCCTCAATGGTGCCTCTGAGGATTTCCCCATTGCGTCTGTTGGCAACATCTGCCCATGCATATTGCCTTGGCCCACCAGTGACCTTGAAAGCCAAGTCATCAGCAATGTCATCATCTTTGACCCACTCACGCAAGAGTGCAGACTTGGAAAGGCCAGCATCTGACATGCAAGAGGCCATCTCATCACCCATCTTTGCCCAAAGCACTGCAGACCTCACGCCACAAGAGAGCTGCCACAGCTCAAGCACCCTCATGTCTCTGTCATACCACTCAACCTCTGGCATGCCATAGTCTCTGCAGCAATGAGCTGTGAGGGCTGCAGACTTGGCTGCACTGTGCCAGGCACCATACAGACCAGGCTGCCTCTTGGGTGCATTGAAACTGCAGAGGTGTGCTGGCCAGTGAGGGCCTTTGCTGTATCTCTCTGTCTCTCTCAGGTGCACTGTCTGCACGATGGCCACAAAGCCTGTGAGGTTGCTGGCACATCTCTCAATGCCCTCATTGGTGTACCCATACATGTACAGGTGACCACGCTTGAGTGCCCTGATGACCTCTGCAGGTAGGTTGAGGTGGTCTTTGGTTGTGAGTCTCAAGGGCTGCACTGTTTGGCTCATCAGTGTCTGCCTTTCTGGTTGGTGGTTGGCTGTTGGCTGTTACTTTGTGACTATAAAAGCATCCTCTCTCTCTTCCTCTGAGTACAACTCTGCATCACCTGTCAACAGAGCACAGAGCCACCACCTTTGTACATTGGGGTGCAAGGCATCAGCATACCCTTGCCTGATTGCCAAGGCTCTCAGCTCTGCATTGGTCTTGTCTCTGATCTCATCAAAGAGAAACATCATGGTTGCACCTTTCTGGTTGCTGTCTGGCTGGTGGCTGTTAGCTGATGCCAAGCTCTGCACGCACTATGGCAATGGTGCGTGCAATGTCATACATCACCTCATGCACTGCATCACGTGACTCAATGCATGGGCAGGTGAGATGGCTTGCCAAACGTGAGGCCAGCTCTGCCAGGTCTGCACTCAGCATCTTGCAGGTATCAAAGGCATGTGCTGTGGGTGAGTGCTTGAGCTGGTTGATGATGTGCTGTGCTTGCCCTCTGGTTGTCATTGCCATCTTGATTGTGTGCATGGTTGCACCTTTCTGGTTGTGGGCTGGCTGGCCCTCTTTCTGGTTGCTGGCTGTTTGGCTGTTTCCCAACATGGCAGGGCCATGTTGAGGCATTTTTTCCGATTTGTCAAGAGGGTTGAGGCATTTTTGTCAGAAAGTACAATTGAGTCAGATTGTACAATCCTGGCTCACAGACCCAACCACCACCTCAGAAAGCCTGTGGTGCTGAGAATGAGGCAGACCATGCAGATGCAGCTGATGATGAGAAAGGCCAGGGCAATGATGAGGCATTGCAGTCTGCCTGGCCTCTGGTAGTCTCTCATCCTCACCTCAGAAGAAAAGACAGGCAGGCACCCTGCACCAAGGGCAGCCAAAGCAAGCACATGAGTGCCTGCCTGCCAAGGGTCATGGCCAGAAATCAATACCCATCAACTCAGGGTACCATTGCGTTACATTGACAAAGACAAAGGTGTTGTCAATGGTGACCCACCCATCATCATTGGTGTCAAAGCCAGAGTCTGCCCTCACTGTGCATGAGCCACCAACACCTGCCTGCCATGAGCCTCTGTCACAAGGTACGTCTCTGTCCCAATTGCACAGAGGGTTGTCTGTCCCATTGAGTGGCACATTGCTTGGTGCAATGAGGTTGCCACCACCAGCCCAACCAAGAGTATCACCCACCACTCTCAAGCCATAGTTGACCCTGCCTGTGGCTGTGTTCTCAAAGTACTCTGGTGGTGTTACGTCAAAGATGAGCACATCATCAACCAGGGCTGCCATTGGCACTGTGTCAATGGTGACGTTGCCTGCATCATTGAATGCATCAAACTGGTCACCATATGACAAGAGGTGTGTGTCATCAGGCAGCCTCAATATCTCAATGTCCCATGTCCCAATCTCATCAAGTAAGTCTGTAAAGATGCCAATGTGCAGGGCAGCCTGTCTGAATTGCTCTGGTATTTGGTCATTGACCACCACTGAGAAAATGATACGTGATATGCCAAGCCTCACATCACATCTGTACCCTTGCTGGTGGCCAATCTCAAGAAAGCCTGTGTATGCATATGCACCAAGGGCCTTGTGCGAGAAACCATCTGAGCTGTGCACCACATAGTACTCATAATACTCAGGGTCAACACCAAACCAGCGTGGGCCATCCTGGTACCCAACAGCATGGTTTTGCATGAGTTGCACACACTTGTCATGCAACTGCCCTGCCCACCCCTGCATGGCACCAGAGTACAGCACATCATTGGGGTCACAAGGGCCATCATGCCTGATTTCCTCAACTGCCCTGGCTGCCTTTCTCACCTGCCATATTTTGGGCAGTGGGGTGAATGCAGCATCAACCACCCAATATATCCTGTACTGCCAATACTCAAGGGCTGCACGTATATCCATGGGAAAGCGTGCATTGTCATATTTGTATGAGGGGTCTGCACCAGGGTCTGGCAATGTTCGGCTGTATTGAGATGGCACCCACAGAAACTCTGGTGAGTCAAGGTCAAAGAAATACCTATTCTCAAGCACTCTCACAGAAATCACCCAAGAGTCTTTGAATGCATCCCAATCATCAAGCACCTCATCAACATATGGGCCAGCATTCAAGTCAAATGGTATTGGCTTGGTGGCATCAAAGTTGTCAAAACGTCTGCGAAACCTGGCCCAAAAGGTTGCCTCTGCAGGCATCTGTATGCTGGTGCTGAAAGAGTGGTATTGAGCAAGGGCAATGGCTTGTTTGTAGTCTGCAGGGTCAGGGAAGAAATGCAGCCCATATGCAATGCCTCTCACCAACAGGTCATCATTGGTGAGAGGTGCATAGAAACGCTCAAAGTATGCAACTGCATGGAAAAGAGGCAAGCTCAACCCCACAAAGACCGGTCACTATATGCCCTGCCTGCATTGATGTGCACGCCAAAGACACCATTGATGGTCTCATCATCATCATCTTGTATCTTGGTGCGTTGCAGTGAGAGGGCATTTGTGTCATCAGCAAGGCCACTGTGCACATGAGGACCAAGACCACCACCACCACCACCAAGGCCAGAGGGTATGGTTGCAGTCAGTTGCTGTGTCTTGTCCTCTGATCTCTCTGCCCTCTCTCTGACTGCATGAGTCTGTCTGATGTGCACAGCATTGCTTGGTGTGGCTGGTATCTTGCCTTTCTGAGATGCAGACCTGTTGCCTGCACCCACACCTTGGCTGCCTTGTGACCTGCCTGCCAGGGTGGTCATGGCTGCAGTCACAATGTCAAGGTTGCTGTACCCTGTCATCACTGTGCACGTGGGTTGCTCATCAAACCTGTACAGTTTCTTGGTCACCACTGTATTGATTTGGGCAAAACTTGAGCCTGTGTATCCCACACCCAACATGGCCCCAATGGGTATGTGAGGAAACATGCCAGAGATGGTATACCTGCACAGATTGCGTCTGGTGCTGTACCAGCCAGTGGCAATGGCTGCCACTTTCTTGAGCACATCTCTGTCATTTCTAAACTCATATGGGCCTGCATAGGTTGTGAAAGTGCCATCTGTGTCAATGTCAACAATGGTGTTGGGGTGCACAATCCACAAATGAGCACCAGGCACCTTGAGATGCAAAACAGCATCATCAGGGTTGCCTGAGATGGTGGCCCTGTACCTCAACCTCTGGTCAAGCTGCCAAGTCAAGGTGAAAGCCAAATCCTCATAGTTGAGCTGTGGATAATATCGGGTCTTGTCAAGCTCTTGGGTATAGTCAAACTGCCAATGCCCTGCAGCCAGATAGTGGCCAGCATTTGGCAGCTCAATGCCAAACTCATTATCTGCAAGCCTCATCACAATGTTGGGCAGACCCTGTTGCAGCTCATGCAGAAACAGCCATGATGGGCCATCAAGGTGTGCCTCATCATAGATGATGCCAAAGGGCCTGCGTGGGTCTGATTGGTTCCAAAGGCCAAGGCTGGTGAGGCCAAATGGTACAACACTATAGTCAACCCCATTGAGGAAAGGCAGCACCCTCATGAAACCCTGGTTGCTCAAGATGGGCAAGATGGCCTCTGAGTTGTCTGTTGTGCCATCATCCTTGATGAGAGGGCAGGTGCTCACTCCTGCAATCATGCCATCCCAAAGCCTGTCTCTTGAAAAGTATTTGTACACCCTTGAGAAACGCTCAAGAGACCTTGACCTATCACGTGCCTTGGCATACCACAAATCATCTGCACCTGGCACTGGTGATGGGATTGGCGGGTCTTTGTATGCATCCTCATCAACCTGTTGCCAGCCCTTGGTGAGGGCACCATCAGGGTTGCCATCACCCCTCATTGTTGCAGTGAAAGTTGAGCGTGCCTTTTCCCCTGTGACAACCACCTCTCTATACCTGTCTTGTGTGCTCATGAAAAGCACACCTTGTTTCACATCAAGGGCATCATTGAAGTCAAGGTCATACACCTCTGTGTTTCCCGGAAACGTGAGGGCACCATCATTGGTGTTGACCACAATGTCATCAGGAAAATGGGAAGAAAGCCAGATGGTGGGCGGGTCTATGTGCTCCATGGTGAAAGCAATACCCCTGGCCTTTGGCATGAGGCTCTGCAATGCATCCCAAACAGACATGCCCTCAACTGTGTGTGTGGGCTCCCAATTCTCAATCAAGTCAAGCTGGCCATTGACTGCCCATGGTATGCCAAGGGCAGTGCCATATACCTTGAGGATGGTTTCTATGGCATCAGCTGCAGACCATCTGCGACCCCATGAGGTGCGGTCAAACTGATTGAAGAGAAACACGTCCTGTGTGTTGCCCTGTGAGACCTCAACAGAGAAACGCACTGCAGACCTATTGCCCACGTCCTGTGGGGTGATTGATGTGCCTCTGTCAATGTTGATGTTGAAAGGTGGCACATAGTCAAGCCACACAGCAAAGACAGGTGGGCCACCAACCTGCACCCTGGCCAATCCCTGTGTGATTTTGACCTTGGTGAGCAAGTACTCAAGGCCATATGCCTGCATGGTCTGCACCCCTGCACCCTGTGCAAGGTCACTCTCTGCCCACAGGTCAAGGTTGCTGTCAACCATGTACCCCTGCCAGGCAATGAAAGAGCCATAATCATTGGCCAACTCAATCCTGACAAACTTGTTGCCCAAATCTCTTGGCCCTCTGGTAAAGAAAAAGGGTGCATTTGGCTCTTTGACGTTGCCATACTCATACACAAAGGTGGCCTTGCTGATTTCAGGTGCTGCAGTCATTGAGAATGACACCACCCTCAATGCAGGCACCCACTGCCAAGGGCCTGCATAGGAGTCTGATGCAAAGACTCTGGCAGCCCACTTGGTTGTCAGGTCACCCGATAGCAAAAACTCAGGGCCAATAATTTGGGACATGTCAACCTCTCAACAATCTGCACCACCACCAAGGAAAAGCTCACCATCACGCAAGTCTGGTGCATCAAGGTTGATGGTGTACTCAAGCACTGTGTCACTCAGGCTCTCTGTGGTGTCAGGTGTTCTATATGTTCTGATGATGGCCTTGATGACTGTACCGTGCACCCATGAGTCAATGCTTGCTGTGTCCAAATCCTCAACCCTCTGCAGACCCATGCTCTGCACAAGGTACAGGTGTGCAGGGTTGGTGGGGTCAGGGGTGCTGCCATCATCTGTGAGGTATACGTGCCACTGATCTGCAGGCACAGGGTCTTGCTGCAGGTTGTAATTGGCGCGAAACCTCACCTTGCCCACAGGCTCACCCAACAGCTCTGCATTGAAAGGATCAGATGGGCCAGGGTCAAGCAACTCACCTGATGGGCCAAGCCTGATGATTGCAGCATCAACATTGCCCTCAATCAGGCCCCACTCATCACGCTTTCTGATTACCAGGTAATAGGTATTATTCGGTGCCAGGGCAGGCAGGGTGTGAGGCCAGGTTGTGAAAGTATCCCATGGGGGATTATTCACCAAGTCATCACTCAGGTCTGGCCAAGCACCTGTGCCAAGGTATGCCTCATACCTGTCAAGGTCTGCATTTGCCACCCTGTACAGGCCAGAGAGGGTGCCATCTGTGGCAGGCCCAACCACCTTGAGGCTTTCAAGCACATGCATGCTCTCAACGTGGGTGATGTTGACCACCAGAAATGTGCCCTCAATATCCTCAAGCTCAAGGCTCTCATCAACCTCAACCAAGATGGCCAAAAAGGTGTCATGTGTGTCCTCAAGCTCAATGTCCTCATCACCAGAGGCATACTTGACTATGCCTGCAATGGGAAAATCAGCAAGCTCAATGCTCTCAGTGTGAAATGCATTTTTTATCATGTATCACAACCCTGGCTGATATGCCAGCCCAACCTGATTGAAGGCACGTGCAAAGGCCACATTGCTTGCACCTGTGCAGGCAGGAAAAGACAGCCTCAACCACAGATAATAGATTTGGCCCACTGTCAGAGAGGCCACCACAGGCCCTGTGGCACTGGTGATGGCTGAGTACCATGTCAGACCTGGTGGCACATCATTCTCATCAGAGGCAACGTATGCAGAGCCATCAGGCTGCACTGTGGGTGCCTGGTATGCCACCCTGATGCCTGGCACTGGCCTCACAATGTCAGTGGCTGCACCTGCCTGTGCTGTGGTGCCAAGCAAACCCCTGTGGGCTGCATCTGTAATCTCAACCTTTTGGCTGTTGTGCCTGGCAGTGAAAAAGGCAATCTCTTTGAGTGTGCCACCACTGTCATCAATCCTGAGAAAGCCATGCCTGTCAATGGCCTCTGTCACACCTGTGGTTTCAATGAAACCCACACCAGAGGCTGGCAGTTGCTGCACATCAGATGTGAAAGGGTCACCAAGAGGCTTGACCCATGACTTGATGCTCTCAACACCCTCAGAGCACTCAGCCCTCAGGCATAAACACCTGACTTTCTCCTCACCTGCAGCCCTCTCTGCATCAAGTATGTTGCTCATGCCAACAGCATTGTTGTACCAGGTTGAGAGCTGTACTGGCACAATGCCTCTGAAAGGCTCATTGCCCCACCTGTACACCCTGCAGTATTTGCTGCCACTTGAGCCAGACTCAAGCACCTTGGTCTCACCCTGTGCAATGGTGACCACCTCACCTGAGTCACCCTCACCAGGTGCTGTGAAAGCAAGCTCATCATCACCAAGTGCAGCAATGTATGCCATACCCTCACCACAGGCAGCACTGACTTGTTGTATGGTCAGGCCAGCAAAAAACTGCCACAGGTCCCATGCCATGCCAGGCACCTCATGGCTTGATCTGTGGTTGCCAAGTGATGCATCAGGATTGACTTGGGTGCCACCATCAGAGGTGGCACCCGTCAAGTATACCCTCAGTGCATCTGCACCCTGTTTCTCATCTGGCATGGCTCACCCTCATGCACTGGTTGCAGTGACTGTGTACTCAACTCTCAGTGTCCAGCCATTATCAAGCACCTTGCTGGTGGCCAGCATGCCTGCAGCAAAGAGGACACCCACATTGCCTGTTTCTTGGTCTGTGGTGAGCACTCCTGTGATGGTCTTGGTTTCGGTAAAATCAAACTCTGCCCTTGAGGTGGGGTTGAGGGTGGTGATGTTGCCTGCAGATGCAGTGCCTGTGACCCATGTTTTCCTGTCACCTGTGTACCCTGTGTACTCTGTGAAACCATGAGTTGCCAAGGTGTCACCAGCCACAGGTGCAGTGGCACCCTCAATCAAGCCAATGTAGTATGCAGGTGGCTTGCCAAAAGTGCCAAACATGGTCTCAAGGATGGCATTGAGACCCTCAGTGACAACCAGATTGGTGATGGTGGCACGCCACATGACCTCTTGTGTGGCTTTGACCACTGCCTCAAGCCTGTACTGATTGCAAAACCTGAAAGACTCAAGCATGCCTGGCTTGGCAGGTATGATGCTTTGGGGTGTCCAGATGTGAGGGTTGGTGCTTTTCATGTCTGTGCCTTTCTTCTCATGCCACATCAACTGTGACTTGACCTGTGCCCTGACTGTATGACCATGACCATTCTGTTTTCTCTGGTCTGCGTACCACGTACTTTGAAAGCAACAGGGGTGCACTCTCATTGCCAACATGGTCAAAGGCTCTCACTCTAAACTGGCTTTCTGCATTGTTTGGCAACACACCTGTCTGCCACCTGTACACACTCTCACCAGTCTCAAAGACCTCTGCCACTTGCACCCATGCAGAGACTTGCCATTGCTCAATGAGATAATTGGCAACCAGTGGGTTGCCATACCACCAAATGGTGCCCTTGTATGGCACATTGTACTCAGGTGGGCTGTCATCATCTCTGATTTCAAAGTCTGCCCTGTCAAATGAGTCAATCAAGACGTGATGAGTGCCATGCACTGTGGTGGCAATCAGCTTGCCATTTCTATATATCCTGTACACAGGCTCTAATAGGTCAGAGCTGTACCTCAAGAGCCAGTCACGTGCACCAAGCTGCAAAGGTGGCAATTCAGTGACCATCACACCACCACTGTTTCTTGCAACACAAACTCAACCATCACAAGCCAGTTGCCACCCACAAGGCCACCTGCAGGTGAAAGCACAAAGCGTGCATTGCTCTTGACTGCATTGTGTACCATCACATAATCAGTTGAGGTGCCATCATCCTCAACCACAGTCTGCAGGCTGCCTCTCATGGCTGTCACTGCATCAACCAGGGCCACAACTGCAGCCTCATCAGCCACATCTGCAATGCCTCTGGCACTGGTGGGCCTGGCTCTCTTTCCTATCCTCTGAAAAGCCACCCCATCACCACCTGGTCTCTCAAGCATCCTGACTGCCTCACCCTGTGGATTTCTTGACCAATTCAAGGTGATAAAGTTGACACCACCCACGCTTGCCATGGCTCACCCTCTTATTCTCTGTCACCCACATCAACAGCCTTGGCCTCATCCTTGGCCTTGTCAAACTCGTTGTTCATTTGACGGAAATTTTCGGCTGTGTTGTTTGTCACTCTGGCAACCTCTTGTGCACCCCTGGCTGCATATCCATACCCCACCAGTGATGCAGGGCTGCCAGTTTCCTCTGCCTCTCTTCTGACCCGCTCAAGCCCGGGGTTTTCAATTGGCACAGGTGGCTCAAGGCCAAGAATGGCATAAATCTCATTTTCATACAGGCCACCTGCCACACCCTTTCTGATGCCCTGCATCATAAAGTCTTTCATGTATGGTTGCATCTGGCCTTGCTGCACAAGGTACTCAAGCCTGGCCTCTTCCTTGGCAAGAAAGATGTTTCTGCCCTCTGCTATCATTGCACCAGGCCCACCAGTGAGGGGTGCCAAGCTCATGCCTGCCCTGGTTTGCTCAAGCTCCCATGCACGCTTGACCTCAGGTATGTTTTTGAGAGAGGCCCACTGTGCATCAATTGCGTCTTTCTCCATGGCCTCAGTGAGGGCAGGCCCCAGCTTGTCATATGCCTCTGCAAAGTCTTTGATTTTGAATGATCTGCCAGGGAAATACTCTTTCATGGCAGCCTCATCACCCAACACATCTCTGATGAAATCCTCAGGTGCCATGGTCTTGTGCTTTGCCCTCATGGCACGTCTGGCTCTCATCTGTGGTGACTCAATCTCACCACGCTTTGCAGCTGGCAGGTCAAACAGCTCTCTTTTCTCAGCCATCTCAGCCATACGCTCAAAGAGACCACCAGACTCACCAGCAAATTGAGCTGCCACCATCATGCTCACAGCCTCTGGCCCTGAGATGCCCATTTGACCAAGGGCACCCAACCCTTTTTGAAAGCCAGGTCTTGTGGCTTTGGGTGCACGCTCACCAAGGTTTTGCAGGGCAGAAAAGGCCACATTGCTGATTGCTTCCTCTGTGAATTGGCCAGGCTGCATGGCTGTCTTGCTGATGACACCAGCAATGGTGCCCAATAGTGACAAATCCTCACCACCAATTGACCTCTTTGCACCCGCCACCTCTCTGGTGAGTGAGAGGATTTGCTGAGTGCTTGCGCCAAAGGGCAAAGCGTTGCCCACTGCACCATACAGGTCAATGATTTCTTGCCTATTGAGGCCAGCACTCTTGGCAATGTCAATCAACTCTGGCCTCACCACTGAGTATGGGTCACCCCTGCCTGTGGTGACAGCCTTGAGCTGGTTGGTGAAATCAGACAGAGCGTTGCCTGTCTTGTCAATTTGGTCATTCCAAGACTGCCATGCCTTGGTGACCTCACTGATGACTGTGCTGATTGAGAGAAAGCCTGCAGCCATGCTGCCAAGCTGGCTGGTGATGCTGCCACCCATCTCTGAAAAGGCACTCTGCCCTTGCTTGGTCTGCTGGTTGAGTTGCTTGGCCTTGTCTTTGGTCTTGTCAAACTGATTGTTTATCTTGAGGAAAGCCTGTATGAGCCTTGCCTCTTGAGGCTCAAACCCCATCACTACCTTAGGCATGCTCAACCCACCTTTGTGGTTTCTGGCCTGGTGTCCATGATGATTTCATGTACCTTGAAATGGAAAAACTCCTCAGCCATACGTCTCAACTCAACCTCTTCTGCAGGAGTGATGCGGGTGGCCTCTCTGCCCTTGTTGTGATAATACACATACTCAGGCCCTTGCATCTCAATCCTCACCCTCTTGGCAGAGCCACTGACCCTGGCAAAGCTCACCATCATGTCTCTCATCTTGCCCTTGAAAACAAGGTCAACGTCTTTGCCTGTCTCTCTCAGTTTGCGTTTCTTCCATTTGTCCTGTCTGGTGTGGTACCCATACTTGGCAGCTGCACCTGGCTTGAAATGCTCTGGCAAGAAACGTCTGTGCCAAAAGAGGCCAATCTCTTGCATGGTGGCCTTGACTGCCTGTGTGGTGATTTTCCTTTGCACACTCTTCTGAGTGATGCCTTGCTCTCTGAAAATCACTTTCACCTCAAACATCACTCACACCCCATGAGAGCCATGACATGCAACTCACCAAAGGTGGGTGCATAGCTGCCCCGGCATGCCCTGTGCCATTGCAGTCTGTGGCTCTGTGTCATCATTCCTGGCCTTTTTTTTTGAGCTGAGCAAGTGACCACTCAATCACAGAGGGCCAATCAATCAGAGCAAGTGACAGCTCAATGAGGCTCCTGTTGGTGTCAAACAGCTCAAGCAAATTGATCTCATGCAGCCCAACACGATAGTTGACCCTCAAAGCGTTGATGCCAATACGGTACAGCATGGCATCATCAAGGGTCATGTTGAGTGTCACTCTTTCATCACTGCCCTGTGGTGCTGCATCCCATTGCTCAATGAGGCCATCCCATACAGTCTCTGCATCCTTGACCAGTTGCCTATACTCAGCCTTGACCTTGTATGTGACCTGGCCATCAGGGCTCATCTGCATCACCTGTGGCAGGTATGTTGTACCGTTGACCCGTCTGGCACAGGGTATGTGCCACTGGTTGCCATCATTCATTGTCACCTTATGACCTGGCACAAGGTCTTGGCTCTGCAGCTCTGCAGGTGTTGGCATGGCCTCTTTCTCAAAGCCAAGCCAGATGCCATCACCCACATCAACCCACCCTTGTGCATCCTTGTTGATGGTCACAACTGGCACCTCTGTGGCTTTCATGTAGAAAGGCCAGGCACACAAGATGGTGCCTGGCTTTTCCCCTGGCCCTTTGAGTACTCCTGCCTGAGAGACCATCAGCCCATCAGGGAAAGCATGCTCAAACCCTGCCTCTGCAAGCCTCTCAAGCACTTGCCTCTTTGTCTGTGGCTTTGTTGCACCCTCTGGCCTTTCCACATAATACATAAACACCATGGCTGCCCTTTCTGCATGGTTTCCTCAAGGCAATGCACTTGCAGTGTCAATCTCAATGCTTGGTGGGGGTGACGGATCTGCAGCATCATACACAGGGGTGATGGTGATGGTGTTGCTTGCAGTGTTGGGAGTGGCTGCAGTGGTGTCACCCAAAATCACCATGCTCTTGGCCATGTCAACCTTGATGTGCTCTGTGGTTGCGTCTGGCACCCTGGTGCCACCCTCTTGCAGTTTCCTCAGGTATATGGTGCTCTGACCCATCCATCCATCAAGGTCAATGTTGTCAAGGAAAGAGGCATCAAGGAAACTCACAACCACCTGAGGCAGCCTCTGCCTGATGCCTGTGTAGATTGGCCAAGGTATACCCTTGTGGCTCTGCACCTCAGGGGTGATGCCAAAGTTGACTGTGATGTCCTGCACACCCTCAAACTCAACACCAGCTGTGATGACAGGGCCAGCACAGAAAAGCTCATCTGCCACAGGTGCCACACCAAGGGCTGCACTGGTGATTTGTATGGGCAGCACTGCCTCATCATATGCAGCAATCACGTTGTAATCAATTGTGGCAGGTGGCACGTGAGGTGCACGCAAAGAGAGAGGGTATATGAGACCCTGCACAATGCTCATCTTGATGTGACCAGAGGCTGCCCTGAGGCCACCATCCTCACCCTTTTGCCACCAGCTGTTGAAAGGTGCAGCACCGGTGATGGCTGTACCATCAAAGCCACACTCATCAATCATCTTGGCACAGGCAGAGCTGGTGAAACCCACTGCAGGCTGCCCACCAGCTATGGCAGCATAGTGCTGGTCAACAGACCCACCAGGACCCTCTTGCACCAGATTGATGGCAGGGTTGAGCCTCTGGTTTCGGATTTGCCCAACCATGGTGCCCACCATGTCAATTGCATACAGATAGAAAACTTCCATGCTCACACCTCTCTGTTATCCCTGGCCTTGTGCCCTCATTGCATACACAACCTGCATGCTGGTTGCCTCATCAAGGTTGCCATCCTCATCAACATCCTCAAGGGCTGTTGGGTCTGGTATTGAGACCTGTGAGAATTGGCTCATATCCTCAATGCAGAAAAAGCTATCTGTGCAAGCCAAGGCCCTTGCCTCTGCAAGCACTGCATCAACATAGTTTCTGAAAATGATGATTGCTGCCTCATACCCTGTGGTGAGTATGTCAACCTCAGGCTGTGCCTCAAAGAGCACATACAAGGTCTGCATGTTGACAAATGAATAAGGCCCACCACTGCCCTCTGCAGTATAGTCATCCTGTGGCACCTCTGTGATGAGCACAAAGGGCCACTTGAGCTGTGTGGGTGGGGTTGGGTACATGTACCTGTGTATTCTTGTCATGGCCTCTGCAGGTGATGCTGCACCAACCCATGCCTGCCAGGTTGGGCAATTGGCAATGAGCCATGCCAGGTTGTACATGCAGAGACCTGCAGCACCTGTGGGTGTGGCACCTGACACAAGGGTTGTTTCTGCCTGTACCGTGCCACTATAGTTGCCCTCATATGCCCTATATCTGGCACTGACTTGCTTGAGACCATCACCAGGGGTCAACTGCCATGCCAGCCTGTCAACATAGGGCACCCATGGTGAGCCTGTTGGGTCTGTGCCATTGGCAACCTGTACCTCACCTGCATACTTGCAGAAGAGGTCAAGCTCAACCCACTCAGAATAGACAGTGAGCATGCCTGCATTGATTGCAAGGCTCTCATCAATCGGCTGTATCAGTGGCCCAAAACCACCACCACCAGATGGCCCACCCACGCTCACACCCATCACTCAACCTCATGCTCAAGTTGTCTGCCAATGTCCTCAATTGCACTGGTGTCTGATGTACATGCAGCAATGAAATGCTCATCTGTGTCAACCCACTTGAGCACCCACTCAATGCACTCATCACGCTCACCAAAGACAAGCACATCAGAGAGGCCACCAAGCCTGCCACTCACCAGGTCATCAAGGGCAGCCTCTTTGGTGAAACCTGCAGTGATGATGGCCAGGTTGGGCAGGCCACCTGAGGCACGCCACAACACAAACTCATCATCATCATCCTTGCCCTGCAGCCATCCTGTCTCATGTGGGTTGGCCAGCTTGTGAGCCTTGACAAAGAGCTTGACGTTGCCCACCAGCCAGGCCACACCCCTGATGACAAGCAAGGCCACCTTGATTGCATCTTGCCAGCCCATCAGCCACCACCTCTCTGTGAGCCTGTGCCATTGACCATGTGCCACAGGATTTGCTTGACATCTCTTTTGACCTCTGCCACATCAGCCCTCATGTCTGTCTGTGCAGCCTCAAGCACCCTGAGAGGTGCACACCCCTCACCAGTGCCAGGGTTGGTGTCAGTGCCACACAAGGGCTGTGGCTGGCTCTGTGACTGCATCTGCCTCAATTGCTTGCTCATTTTGCCCATATCCCTCACCAGCTTAGTGATTGCAGCCACAGAGCCTGCCAGAGCCACCACTGCAGTGGCCAGGGCACCAATTGCAGTGGTGTCCGGTGTCATGCATTGGCCCTTTCCTGTATCCTCTCACGCCATTGCTTTGGTGATTGGAAAGCCTCAACAGCAAGGTGAGAGTTTGCCTGCCACCAGAAATATGCATCCTCAACAGGTATCTTGAGCTTGATGGTGATGATGCCATCCTCTTCCTCAGGCAACTCATCAGACCAATACTTGGTCTCACCATCAATGGTGGTTGAAAACATCTTGAGGCAGTCAAAGACGTGCTTTGCTACACCAGCAAGAAAGATGGCACCCCAATTGATGAGAGGTTGGTTTGTGTTTTCCTCAGGTGGCATGTTTTGCATCCTTTCTGTTGATGGCCCTTTACCACACGTCAGTGCCAAGGTGGCACTCAACCCACACACCAGAGATTTTGACTGCACCTGCAACACTGTTGGCACAGGTGAAACTGATGCCCCACGTTCTGCCAACATCATTGAGCAATGGTGCAACGTCAAAGAAATATGTTGCATATGACCCTGACAAGTCAATCACGCCACTGTCCCAAAAGGTTGTGATGCTAAGGTCACCACTATTCCTCTGCCACACCTTGAGATTGGTGATGCCCTCAGAGGCTGTGCTCTCAAGCTCAAGCCATACTCTCTGAGGCTTGAGCTTGCCACCCACAATGAGGCCAGTGAGAGGTGCCACAGTCCAGCCAGTTGCATTGATGGCATTGCTCTGATTGAAAGCTTGCAGCTGGTCAAACTGGCCACCCTCAATCAAAGGCATGTCAAGGGTGATGGGCTGGTCTGTGACAAGCCTGCCCTTGTTGGTGAGCTTGGTGGTGTTGAAAGAGTCAGTGATAACCAGGGCATCACCACCAGGAAAGCCACCCTCATCATTTGCCTCAATGGTCACCACACCCTTGCCACTGACTGTGACCTTGCCCTCAGGTGGGGTTGGTGAATCACTGCCAATAATCATGTCCTCTGTGGCACCCAAATCAATCAAGGTTGGGCCATCAACAGTGACCAAGCCAGTGGCATCAATCAACAAGTCTGCACCACTCAAAATCTCTGGTGTTTTGATCCTGGTTGCTGCAGAGAGTATGTCAAAGCCACCCTGTGACCATATGCTTGACACTGGCCCATCATACGTGCCAATACTGCCCAACCCATCAGCCACAGGTAGCACATTGAGGCAGTACCAGGTGAGTGTATCTGCAGTGAGACCTGCCTCTCTTGGCAGCACCCCGCCATCACCAATGTACATGACCCAATCACCGGGTTGTGGTGTGCCAGTGACACCGGAAAAATCAAGGTACTTGTCAGAGCCTGGCTGCAGGCTGCCAATGAATTTGAGATTATGAGTGAGACCCACCAACAAGGCACTGCAAATACTTGAGACATTGCTTGCAAGGTAGTGGTGATATGCAGCCCTATTGGCACCCTGCAGGCCAAAGTATGTGAGGTACAGTGTCAGGCCCTCTGCAGCCTCAGAGAAACGTACCATGCCTGATGTGTAGTCAACCATATACTCATTGTCATCAATGAAAGTTGCATCACTGTCAATCTCAACTAGCTTTTCACCTGTCCTGCCTGGCCCTGTCCACACCTCAAACCTGTCATGAGTCAAGGCATATGCTGGTGGCACCTCATCTGATGGGTAATCAATCAAGCCAATCATGTGGTCTGCACGCCATATAATGCCTGCATAGCTGACTGTGGCACCAGGCACAATCACCTCAACATCAGGGTTGAGGGTAAACTGAGAAAACCACCCATTGCCATCAAGGTCATTGTACCTGGCCCACCCTTTGACAACATGGAAGTCTGGCACCTGAAATGGGTATTGTATCCTGTCTGATAAATTCCACAGGTATGCACCAACAGGGTCAACAAAGTCATTGATTGGGTACCAGGTTGGCGGCATGTATCATCTCCTCAGTCTGCGGAAACCCTCACGTGCACGCTCTTTTGGCACGTCTCTGATGACATGCAAGAAAGTGCCAGCAATTCTGTCATCCTCACCAATGATGTTGATGGGCAGGGCATCACCATCAATCACCACTCTCCATGTGCGGTCAATGTCTGGTGCATCAATGGTGCTCACAAAGACCCTGAAAGCCTTGATATTGAAAGTACCCTCAATACCGGTTTCCTCTTGGTCTGTATCCTCCCATACAATGGCATCTGTATTGATGGTGATGCTGCCATCCTGGTTGACAAGCTGTATGGGCTCTGCAAAGTCGTCTGTACGTTGAAACAGGTTTGCCACATCACTGATGATTTGGTCTTTGAGTGACATGCCCTTGCCTTGTAAAAAGCAAGAGCAAAGCCATCATGTGGCCTTGCTCTTGCGTCTGCCTCTTTTGGTTGATGTAGTCTTTGCTGGTGGCTTGGTCTCTGCAACGTGCCTCACCTGAGTGGTCAGGTGACCACACAGGAGGGCCTTTTGCAGGTCCTCACAAGTCAAGCTGCCATGCAACCTGACCTCTGCCATGACAAAGCCAGGCTCTCTGAAAGAGCCATGCACTGACCTGTGCTCTGACAACACCAGCTCAACCACATCATTGCCCATGAGGCTGCCCTTGCCTTTCTCAATGAGGTGTCAATTAGGGGGTGCTGAAAGTCGCGTGCATGGCATACTGCCAATACCCGAAACCAACCCCACCATCCCACTCAACACCAAACAAGAGGTTTCTGTTTTTGAAAGTCTCCTCACTGCCCTCACCAACAAAATCCTCAGTGAGCGGGTACTCTTCCTGCATGATGTATGGCTTGGCACTGGCATCAGTGCGGAAAACCACCATCTCAGTTGACCACCCACCAACACTGCCAAGCCTGACATTAGGCACAACAGTGATGTTGAAATCTCTGAGGGTGTTGTCTCTGGTGCCAGCACCAGTGTCAAGGAAATTGGCACTGATAGCCTGCCTGGCAGATGTCCAGAAAGTGCCAGTCACAGGCACCATCACCATAAACTCCATGGCATTGCCATTGAACTCATCACCCTTGTCATCAAGGATGGTATAGAAATGGTTGATGATGCCAAGAATGGCCTTGTTCATCTCATCTGCTGTTGGGTTGGAAGAATCAACCACCTCAAGTGCAGCAACATCACCAGAGTCTAGCAGGTTTGTCTGCACGCCACTGTCACCCTCTTGGTGGTCATCATCAAAGAAAAACTGCCCATCGTAGCATTCAACAGTCTTTCCCAAGAGAATGGCATCAGTCACAAGCCTTGACTTGTGCTCTGCAGCCTTCCTGGCCATCTCCTGCACTCTCAGCAAAATCTGACCACTCTGGTCTCTTCTCAGCTCTTCCTTGAAAATGCCAATGGTGGCCTCATAAGGCTCATTGACAATGGTGACCCCACTGCCCTTGAGCCTGTTGACCTGCCTACCATCAACCCACCGTCTCATGGCAGGAGACATACCCAACCATTTGTATGTCTCACTGTCATTGTTGCTCATAAATTCCATGGCCGTCATGGGCCACCACGCTGCATCAAGAATACCCTCATACTCAGCCCTGAAAGCACCAATGATGCCTGCCTTGGTTACGCCTAGTGCCTCACCCATCGTGCACCATCCTTTCTCTGTCTGGTTTGCTGCCCTCTGTTGTCTGTTTAGTCATTAGGACGAATATGGCACAAAGAGCACAACTGCAAGGTCATCCTCAATGTACTGTGCCACCTTGCCAACCTCAGTGTCAGTGCCACCATCAGTGAGTGACAGTGTGGCATCATCAGAGGCAAATACAGCATCACCACCACTGGTGACAACCACGCCATCAACTGGCACCTGCAACAGGTACCCAAGTGCATTCTCACCCACCAGGGTGTGTACTTTGAGGTCACCATCTGCACCACCAGTGTTGTCATACTCATCCATGGCATGGCCAAGGATTGCATCACCAGACACCAAGGGCCTAGCAAAACCAGAGGCAGCCTCAAGGCCCACCATTGCACCGGCAAAAATGTGCACGCCAGTCTTGACAGCAAAGTCAAGATATTTGCCAATCCTCTCCTTGATTGGGGTGTTGATTGCTAGTGCCATCTTGCACCATCCTTTCTCTCAGTCTTTCGGGTTTCCCGGTTTCTCCTGTTACTCAGCCATCCTCACGCTGTGCCTTGACCTTGTGAAAGGCAAGGTAATACTCAAACGTGTTGAAAAATGCTTTCTTTGTCTTTGCGTCTGCCAGCTCCCATTGCTCTTTGAGGCTTTCCTCTGACAACTCAGTGCCCTCAGAGGTGGCCTCTGCCTCACCACTGTTTGGCCCTGGTGCAGGTGGGGCACTGTCAGAAAGTTGCTTGAGCCTTGCATCCTGCAGCTTGATGGTGGCTGCCTCAATGGTCAACCCCTCATCAATGCAGGTCTTGCCAAGCTCATGCAGGCCAAGGGCATTGGCCTTGTCAATGATGGCACTGCACCTGGCACGCTCAACGTCTGCAGGGTGATGCTCACTCAGCTCTGCATCAGCTGCAGGCTCTTCTGCCTCTTCCTCAGTGGCAGCCTCACCCTCAGTGGTGTCATCACCCTCTGCAGTTTCTTCTGTGACCTCTTCTGCTGTTTCCTCTGCAGTCTCTTCTGCAGCATCCTCAACATCAGTGTTGGCACTGTCCTCAGTGGGCTCACTGTCCTGTGGCTTTTCCTCTTCCTCATCCTGCACCTGCACCTCTTCTGCCAATTCTGTGCCTTTCATGCTTTCGCCATCCTTTCTGTCAACAGTGTGGCCATCCTCATCAGTGCCACACAGGTGCAATGTAATTTCACCCTGTATATGAGACAGTGCAGCCGCACTGGTACGCTCATCAGCTCCCAAAGCACAGAGAGACACCTCTCTGATTTTCCAATCCTGAAAGATATGCAGAGGCCCTTGCACCTCTCTGCCATTGACCTCACGTGACTCATGCTCTGACAGCCTCACAACTCTCTTGGGTACCACGTAGCAGGAGACCTCAAAAGGGTGGCCCTCACTCAGCAAGGCCATCCTCTCTCTGCCAATCTCAGTCTTGTCAGTGAGGTGGCCCTCTGCATACACCTGGCCATCATTCTCAATGGCCAGCTTGTCTGTGGCACCGGCAATGAGCAAAGGGTTGTGCTCACACAGGATGCTTTTTCTCTGTTTGCCAACAGAGCCTGTGGCCATGTCAAGCACCATGCTGCCCCACACACCATGCCCATGAGGCTTGCCAGAGTTTACAACCATTCTCACCCGTCTTGGCATATCTTGCTCATCCTTGAGCATCACATGCACATTGGTCTCTGACTCTGACAGCAAAAAAGCCTCTGCAGGGTACGTTGCAAGTCTGCCATCATCACTCATCTCATCACCTGTTTCTGTGTTGGTTGCCTCTTCAAAGAGGATATATGTGACTTGGTTTTCCTCAAGCCAATCTCTGGCCTCTGCAGCTGTCCAGTGGTCAACAGGAAACCTGAGAGCCTGAGGCACAGGGAAGTCATCAGGGCCATCAGCACCCTTGAGCTTGCCCCATATCACATCAATGGTTTCTGGGACTGCCACCCTGCCAAAGATGGTGCCACCCTCAGTGCGTCTGAAAGTATCAGCGTTGAAATCATCAGGAGACCTCAAGCGTGCACTGTGCTCATTTTCAAATGGCATCTCACTGGCCCTCTTGCTGCATGCTGTCTGATTGAGTTGCTGTGCTTGAGGTGCCACCTTGGAAAACCTTAGGTGTGGGCAACTCAAGCTCACCCATCTTGCTCATCACCCTGGCTGCATCCTCAAGTATGTGCTCCCAATTGAGACCCCTGGTTGCTGCCTCTTGCACCAGGTTTGACAGATAGTTGCCCATGCTCTTTTCAGCTGCAGTGGCCTCTTTGAGAGGGTCAATCCACTCCCAACCAGGTGGCACCCATTGGGCTGCACAGAATATGTCAAGATGGTTGACAAAGGTGGCTGCATCAACAGGCAGCTGCCCCATGGCTGCAGCCTCTTGCAAGACCCACTCATACACAGGCTGGCAAAACTTGCGTGAGAGCCATGACTGTCTGTACCGAAAGAGTCTATATGCCTGCAGCAAGGCAGCCCTCATTGAGCTGTAATTTGCCTTTGAGAAATCCTTTGAGATGAGGGCATCAGGCAGACCCCATGCACTGCCAAAACGTCTCTGCATGACAGAGAGGAAACCCTCAAACTGAGTGCCAGGTCTGTCAACCTGAAAGGTTTTCATGTCCTGCCCTGGCATGAGGTACTGCACCATATTGGGCTGCAGGTTTTCTATCCTCTCAGTGCCATCTGTGCCAGTCTGCAGGATGGTGGCATTGCCTGCAGCTGCACTGTATGGGTCAGGGGTTGTGATGATGATGCCACTGCAGGCTGCAGACCTTGCAGCCACAACCTCTGCCTCAACATACCTCTCAATGTGCTCAATCAGATCAAGCTGAGATGAGAGCATGGGCACCCCACGTGACTGGCCTGGCCTGTCCTGATGATACAGGTGCAGCACATTGGCCATGCCTGTCATGGGGTCCATTTTCTCATAATATGTGTACCCATCAGAGCTGGCTTTCTGCAGGCCATTGGCCTGTGGTTTCATTATCCAATAACCCATGGGCTCACCATGCTCACCAATCTTGACCCCACCCCTGATTGACTTGTCACTCATCATGTCAATTGGTGTGCCAAGCCTTGCAGGCTCAACCAGCTCAACTGCAGTCTTGTATGGTCTGCCAGGCATGTCAATCATTTGGCGAATGGCCAAGACCTCACCATCAACCAGCATGGCACGCTCAACCTGTGCCTGCATCTCAAAGAAATCAAGCCTGCCTGCAGCATCTGCCCATGGTTGCCACCTGTAGAAAACCACCTCACAGGCTTTCTGCATTGCAGATGCCATCTCCTCAGTGATGCCATCCTCAGGCAGCCCATCTGCCATGCTCACCCTTGACTGCAGCCTGATGCCATTGGCCACCACATTGGTGACCATGGTTGAGACTGCACTTGCAGCATCACTGTTGTTTCTGACTGCATCCTGAGACCTTGCCCTCAGGGTGGGCAGGTCATTGAGGATGGCATCATCTGCACTGCCATCCATGGGGTGCCACTCACTGTTGAGTCTGTTGTGCCTTGCAGACCTGTACCCACCCTCTGCAGCAAGCCAACCAGCAACTGACCTGGCCATGAGCCTCTGTGCACCACGTCTTGGTGAGAGCGTGCCAATGAAAGCATCAAGGGCACGTGCAATCATGTTGGGTTTCGGCTGCCTCTCCTCAGGTCTCTGCCTCATGCTGCCTGCCTCTCAGGTGGGGTTGGTGAATCCTGCATAATTGCGTGCAGGGCCAGAGGTGGCAAGGCCAACCTCATCCTTTAACTCACGTCGCCACTCTCTCAGCTGTGTCAGGTCTTCCCTGGTGACTGTCCTGCCTGCAATGGTGTATGACCTGGCACCGGTGACAAGGTTGTATATGGCTGTCTCAACTGCCTCAAGTTGCTCTGCCAGGCTTGGTGCTGCCACCAGATGTGCCCACCTTTCTCAATCACCCCACTGGTTGTGGCCTGTTTCCCAACATCTGTGTCATGTTTGACACACTTTGAGGGGTTTGTCAACAGGTGTGTCAGGAAAGACACAGAAAAAACAGCCCATGAGAGGGCCTGTGGGCCATTCTGAGGGCATATCAGGCCAGATGGTGAAAGTATAGGGTGATAGCCTAAGGTGGGCAGATTGGGGCAGGCAGGGGTGATTGGGAGGGTCAAAGAGACCACCCGTCACCTGCCCCAATCCAATCATTGCCACCCTTGGCACCAGGGTGGCCCTGTGATTTCTTGACGGGTGGGGCCATGGGCAGGGCTGCCACATTGCACATCTTGGCTGCAATGCAATTGGCAATCTCACAGTCAAGCCAGTGGTCTTGGCTGCCCTGTTTCTTGCGCCATTCGTATCTGACTATGCCAGTACGTTTCTGTGTGACTCTCTCTTTCCTGTGGCTGCAAAGCTCTCTGAAATACTCATCACCTGTGCCCTCAGGAAAATACCAGGCACCTGGCTGGCCTGCCTCAAGCGTGAGCCTGGTGTGCAGGTACTCTTTGAAGATGGAAGGCTTGACCAACCAGAGCACACCACCAACCCTCTTGAGGTTGCTTTGTCGCCATGGTGATGCAATTTGCTCTGTGCCCTTGGTGGCCCTCACCACGTGCCCATGCTGTCTGGCAAATGCATACACTTCCTCAGGCACAAAGCCAGAGTCAACCAGGCACAGGCTTGGCATGATAACCCTGCCATCCTCTGACTGCCTCTCAACCAGCACAGTGGCTGCCAACCTCTGCCAGTCACGTGCACCCCTGGTGAAAGGCAGAGACCCATATGCAATGAGCCAGCTGGCCTCACCATGACCCCACCCACGTATGGCAAACCTGAAATCATCCTCATGCACATCAACCCCACATGTGATGAGCTGCACAGATGCAGGCACCTCACCAAGCCTGTACCCACTGCACCTGTCAAGCAAGGCATGCCACTTGGCATGGGTAACCACCTCAACCCATGGCTCTGCAAGCACATTGTTGGCAAACCCCATGAGCTTTTCAGGGTACCCCTGTGCATCAAGCCACATGCCCACAAACTGTGCCAGGGTGTGGTGAGTGGTGCTGTACAACCTTGACCACTGAAAGCCAAGGTGAGGTGCAGTCAGTGGGTCTGGCTCAATCTTGCGTGATGGCTCTTGCTCTGCATCACACCACACACCTTTCTTGACTGCCTGCCGTCTGGTGAAATCCTCCCACAGGGCACCACAGTCACAGCACCTGTATTTGACCAAATCCTTGGCAGCAAGCTCTTGAGGGTCTGCACCTCTGCCACCTGGCCAACAGACGCCATGCTCAACATCACTGCCCCATATCAGTTGCTGCCAGGTCTCACAGCGTGGGCATGGCACAAAGAAAGCCAACCTGTGGCTGCCCTCAAGGCTCTGCCAGATGAAACCATCCTCTGTGGTGGGTGTGCTGCAGAGCACCACGCACTCAATGCCACTGTATGAGTCAGTACGTCTTGCAGCCAGCTCAACAGGGTCACTCTCCTCACCAGACCACCTCTGCCATTTGTCAACCTCATCACACCACACATACCTGCATGGCACCTGTGCCAGTGATGCAGGTGAGCGTGAGGATGCAAGCCAGAGTGCCATGTTTCGGTACTGACACACCCACAAAGTCTGGTCATGCCTCTCATTTCTGTCACGCTCTTGGCTCACCTCAGGTGTTGATGATGAGAGGGCCTTGAGCCTGTTGAGGGTGCGTCTGCTATCTGCACCTCTGGCCTGCACCCACATGCCTGTGCCAGGGTCAATGGCAATGGCATACCCAAGCATGTTGAGCATGGCCTCTGTCTTGCCCATCTGTGTTGGTGTACACAGTGTCACCTTTCTCACAGTGGGTGAGCTGAAAGCCTGCATGGGGCCATCAAGATATGGGGTGCGTGATGACTGCCAAGGGCCAGGGTACCTTGACCACCTCCGGTCAAGCACCCTGTATGCCCTGGCCCAATCAGCACAGCTCATCTTGGGTGGTGGCATCAGGCAGTCATACACCTTGGCCCACAGTGGCAAACGCTTTGCAGTGCTCATGAGAGTGCTGTGTCAACCTCATGCTTGGCAGTGAAACACTCAAGGCAGACAGACCTTGAGCCATGCAAGATGGCAGTGTCTTTGCTGCAGTTGCTGCACCTGTATCCTTCCTCTTCCTCTGGCTGTACAGTCAAACCAATCTCAAGGGCATCAGGGTCATCACAGACCACAAAGGCAATGACCACCTTGCATGCAAGCTCTTGCTCACACCATGGGCAGTCAACAGTGAAATCCTTTGTGATGGCAGTGGGTGGTGGTGGTGGGTTGCCTGTGCCCCACTGCAGGTATATCTCATTGACAGGGTCACAGCTTGCATGCAGTGAGCCAAGGTTGCCAACCACCACGTTGCACTGCAGGTTGTCAGTACAGATGGGGCACTCTTCCAACAGCACCACTCTCATTTCTTGCCTCTCTTTCTCTCAAGGGTCTCAACCCTTGCATCAAGGTCACTGACCAGCCTGGCCAATGCATCTCTGATGGTTTGCTCATATTGGTCCTGCACATCAGTGGGCATGTCATTCTTGCCAGCCATCAGTGCAGTCCTGACCTCAACATACAGCTCACGCATATCATGCACAATCTCTGCAGTGGGCATCAGCTCACCCTGCCTCTGCAAGAGGTCAAGCTCTTTGAGCTTTGCATTGTATTCTTGTGACCTGTCACGCCACTCACTGACAGCTGCACTGGTGGCATGCTGTTGGGCTCTTTCAATACGCCACCTTGCAATGCCAGCCAGGTCATACTGCCAAGCCTTGCCCTGTTTCTTGCGTGGTGCACCCTCCTCAAGCCAACCCTTGACTGCAGAGCGTGAGACACCAAAGAAATCAGACACCTCACGTTGACTCTTGACCATATAGGTGGCTGCCATTCTTTCTGCCTTTCATGTCTGCAGTGATTGTGATGCCCCATTTGCAGTCCGCCCATGATTTGGCCATGAGGCAAGCACCTGGCTCATCATCATCAACTGTGCACCTCTCAACCAGGTGGTTGCCTGTGACCAAGGCTGTCCTGCAACACATGTGTTTTGAGACTTTCACTGGCCAACCTGCCTCTCTGTTTTTGACCACTGTGGCACCCAAGACACAGCCACAACATCTGGTGTGATTTTGGTGGTGGCAGGGGTGGTCACTACATGTTGTGTAATAAAAAAATTACACCCCCCACC